CTTCCATCCAACTTCAAACAAGGAATGTCTCTATTTAAAGATGTTCGTAAGTACATGGGTGTTCGTGAGTCTTTTGTTCCTAGAACAAATGTAATGACTGATGAAGATGTTGTTCGTGACTTATACTTGGAGAATAAGATTTTCTGTGTGGGCGATACTGTTGAAGATAATTATACTGGTGTCTCTGGTGAAGTTGTTCGTAGAGGAACTAATTATATTACCTTTGCAGAACAGGACGGAACATTACACAAGAAGTGGTTGTATGAAGTAAAACAAGATAAAGATATTAAAGACAGAAAAGGTACAGAACCAGCAAAGTATTATGCAAAAGATGCTGATGGTGATGCAATGTCTAAATCTACTAAACAAAAACGTGCGGCACACTTTGCAAAGAAAAAGGATGGCCCTGCTCCAGGCGATGGACATGCAGAGACAAAACCATCGAAGAGTACAAAGAAATTTAAAGATATGTTTGGTGAAGAAGACCCTTGTTGGGATACTCACAAACAAGTTGGTATGAAAAAGAAGAATGGTAAGATGGTGCCAAACTGTGTTGCCAAAGAAGATTTTCAGTTAGATGAGAAGATTGAAGGACTTGTTACGAAAGCAGAAAAGTCTGGTGTACCTTATGGAATTTTAAAGAAGGTATATGACAGAGGAATGGCTGCATGGAAAACAGGACATCGCCCAGGCACTACGCCACAACAATGGGCATTCGCAAGAGTTAATTCGTTTCTTACAGGTGGTAAGACACGAACAACTGCTGACGCAGATTTATGGAAACAGGCAAAAGGTAAGAAGGAAGAGAGTGAAGATTCTCGTGAAATTGGAACTGATGCCTCTAGAGAAGAAAGGCAGAAAATGACTCCAGGCCAAGGAATCGTATCGTTTAAGGAACACACCGAATGCGGTACACCAGATTGCTGTAACGAATGTGCAGAATCTAGTCTAATAGAATCTAACCAATATCGTGTTGGTTCAGAAAATTACTACGAGTTTTTTAATGAAAAAAGACGCCTTTATGAAAGTGGTGAGTTAAAACCAAATGCATTTGATAAAGAACTACTAGAAGGTGACATTGGTAAATATGCAATGTATGAAGGTGAACACGTTCCTTTGGACTGTCCTATGATGGAATCTGAGTATCAAGGGAAAGACGTTGAACTAAATAAACCAAAGGTCGGTGGTTCTAAGAAATACTATGTCTACGTTAAAGACGGTGACAAAGTAAAGAAAGTATCATGGGGTGATACAACTGGTTTAAAAGTCAAGTTGGACGATAAGGAAGCAAGAAAATCGTTTGCCGCAAGACATGATTGTGCAAACAAAAAAGATAAAACAACAGCAGGATACTGGGCGTGTAATTTACCACGGTATGCTAAACAACTTGGTTTATCTGGTGGGGGTAACTTCTTTTGGTAAACCCATATAGTGATTTAGGTATGGAAACTGATATCATGTTAAGAGAGTTTAAGCATGATGTTGATGAGAGTGAGTTAGTTTGGCATCGTGATAGAAGTGATAGAGAAATCACTGTACTTTCTGGATATAACTGGAAGTTGCAGATGGATAATGAACTGCCTGAGGAACTGAAACATGGTAGAATATATCATATCAATAAGATGGTTTACCATCGTTTAATAAAAGGAAGTGGTAAACTACTACTTAAAATTAGGGAAAAGTAAATGACAAGGTATAGCAAAACAATGATGGAATCCCTTGCAGAAGTGCGTGAAGGATTCTCACCAAAACAAATTAAGATGGCAATCGGTATTGCAAACGACCCACGTTACAAAGGTGGTAACTATAGTGGTGCAGTAAAAACGATTGAGAAAATCAAAAAAGGATTGTCAAATCACAAACAGGTTGCCGCAGTTCTAAAAAGACTGAACACGGATTTTGACCCAGAGATTAAAGGTGATGACGAAGAAATGACTGAAGCATCTGCTCGTAGGGATGCAATGCGTCACGGTGCTGGTGGTAGAAGAGGAATCGACCCTGCTGACAGAGATGACGTAAAGGCAACTGATAAAGACCAAGAACTTGCAAAAAAGAATATGGTTATGCAGTTGCGTAAATCAAAAGACACTAAAGGTAACTTCTCTATTGAATTCCAAGATGGAAAGAAACAGAAGGTTGACCCTAAGTTTGTTGATTTGTTGTTAAAAGCACATGACATGATTCAGAAACCTAGAGATAAAGAACAGTTTGTTCAGATGATTTCTAAGTCATATCGTGATATGCTTAAGACTGCTAAGATGGTCTCAAAACAACTTAGAATGGGTGAAGAAATAATTATTGAAGCAAAAGAAGAATACGTTTGTGAAGATTGTGGTTGTGAACAAGGTAATGCAGACCCTAACTGTGATTGCCCGAATGACTCCACTGACTTACAAGCATCTTATTGGATGAAGAAAGAAGAATTTGAAATTGATGAGATGAAGATGGATGACCCTAAGTTGAATAAGATATTCGACAAACTAAAGAAGGGACAAACCATTAAACTCAAGACTAGTTCTACAATCAGTAAAGGTAAAGACTTTGTTGATTATATTGTTAAGTCAAAGAATACAGTAAACAAAGGTAAAGTAGAAAAGGTTACTCTTGTTACTAAAGGTAATGAAAAATCAGTTAAGAAGTTCCTATACAAAAGAGATGGTAAAGTAACATTTGCTATCGGTGATATGGGTGCATCTATTGATGACATCAAAGAAGAACTTGATGAAGGACGTATGAAGGATTTACATGGTTACATTGAAAAAGGAATGTCTGCAAAAGAGATTGCTAAAAAGATGAAACTTGATGTTAAAACAATCCAAGCATTGATGGATGAGACTGAAGTAAAAGAATCGGTTATTTCTGAAGAGGAAGAACCACAGAAGTCTGATGGCGCTAAAGCTGTCGACCAAGGTCGAGAAGATAAGAAGAAAACTCGTATCGCACAATTGCAATTGCAAATCGCAAAAGCACAAGAAACTATAAACCAACTAAACGCACAGGAGAAGTAAATGTCCAAGTATCTTGAAACTAAAAAAGGTAGTATTGAGAGTGCTGTGCTTGAGGCAATGTCTCCAGCGCAACAAGCTGCTATCGCAATATCTAAAAAAGAAAAAGGTGAGAAACCAAAAGAAGAAGGTAATGCTTTTGGAGCAGCACTGAACGCCGCAAAAGAAAAAGGTGATAAAACCTTTACTGTCGGTGGTAAAGAATATGATGTAGAAACAGAAGAAGCAAAAATTAAAGAAACCAACAAGAACGATAAGTCTGACGATGGTGAAGGTTTGGACGCAGTTCAACCTAAAGCAGTCAAGAAGAAATTCGATGATAGAAAAGACAAAGATATCGACAATGATGGTGACGTTGATTCTTCAGATAAGTTTCTACATAAGAAACGTAAAGCAATTTCCAAATCAATGGATAAAGAAAAGAAAGAAGTCAAAGAAGAAACACTTGCAATGAAAGCTGCAAAGCACATTGCATCCATGTGGGAAGATTCTGCAAAAGCCAAAGAAGCAAAAGTCAAAGAAGAAGAGGAAGAGCCTAAAAAGAAGGAATCCAAAACTGCAATGACAGGTAAACCAATGGCAGGGGTTGAAGTTAACCCGAAGGAATCTAAGGACAAGTAACATGAAAAGTATCGTGGAAGTCACGAAGATTAATGAAGAAGAACTTCCACAGATTTACTGTGACATGGATATGGTTCTTTGCGATTTCATTGGTGGGTATGAACAACTCACTGGTAAACAATTTGAGAAAACACCCAAAGACGAGCGATGGGAAGCAATCACAGGTAAGAAAGACTTCTGGCACACCTTACCTTGGATGCCTGGCGCTCAAAGGATGTGGAAATTGATAAACAAATATAATGCGAATATTTTATCTGCATACTCAAATAGAGATGGAAATAGTCGGAAGGGAAAGAAGTCTTGGTTATCCAAGAATGCAAAACCTACTGGTAAAATTCATCTTGTACAACGTGCAGATAAACAGAAGTATGCCACTATAGACGGTAAACCTAATATCTTGATTGATGATTATCTCAAAAATATCAAGGAATGGGAGTCTGCTGGGGGCATTGGGATACATCATACATCCCCAACAAACACTATTTCTCAGCTTAAGAGAAATGGATTTAGATAAATAGATAAGTAAACTTTAAACTAGGAGAACTATCATGGCCCTATGGGGAAATACAGATGCAGATGAAGCCAAACCAAAGTGGATGACATCAGCAGAAAAAGCAGACGTTTTCGCAACCGATAGAGGTTGGGTAAAACTTAACGGCAAAGGACTTGAAGAAGTTATTTGTTCAATCGGTGGATTGTCAACAGCAGTTGGCGGTGCAGATATTAACACAGCAGCATTCGTTTCAACAGCGTTTGACGTAAGTGCTGGTGGTAATGTTGATGTAAGACTTACTTTCAATGAGAAGGTAACTGTTACAGGTTCACCAACAATTACTATTACTAACTCACAAGCAGGTGGTGGTTCAGCTGCAACTAAGACTGCAACATATCAGTCTGGTTCTGGAACTAACAAACTTGTGTTTAGATGTACAATCGGTGCAGGCGGTTCAACTGTTTCAGCAGATGACGTATTGTCAGTTGCTTCACAAAACATTGCACTTGCTGGTGGAACAATCAAAGATACTGGTACAACAGTTAACTCTGGTGTTGCAGTTCCTGCTGGTACAGCCACACTTACAGCGGTTGCATAAGTAGTATAAACAACGGAGTATATAATGGCAAAAGATGATAAGACACTAAGTGTTAGTGAAATTGAACAGAAAAAAGTAGATTTGCAATCTGACTTGGACAAAGTGACAAGTCAATTGCAAAATATGGATAAGATGAAGGTGCAGTTACAAGCACAGGGGAATGCACTATCTGGTGCGATTCAACAGTGTGATGTGTTTCTAAACCTATTAGGTGAGTCGAGTCCCGACAAAACAGTACCCTCGCAAGACGATAGTGCGGCAGTAAATACTGCACTGAGTTGAGGGATTAAATTAACTAAGGAGAAAGAAAATGGCAGATAAAAAAATTACTGCACTTACAGATTTGGGTGCCGGAATAGCAGCAGAAGATTTACTTCATGTTATTGATGACCCATCTGGCAACCCTGTAAACAAAAAAATTAGTGTTGCTAACTTTTTCAACAACGTACCAACTTATATCGCATTAGACGATACAGTACAGGTTGTTGATACAACTACAGAAGCGGTTAACGTAACCTCTTCTATTTCGCATATCAATACATCAATCGCTGGTGGAGCTCATGCGGGCGCACTTGCAAATGGAACTAACGGACAAATTAAAATCCTCACAATGGTTGCTGATGGTGGTAATTCTGTTGTTACTCCAGCAAATGCAAATGGTTTCTCAACTATTACATTCGCTGATGTAGGTGATACTGCAACTCTAATCTTTACTGGTAGCAAATGGAACATTATTAGTTCTCATTCTGTTACAATAGCATAAGGAGATTACTATGAGTGAGCGACTAGGTGCAAACGGAATGCCAATGAAAGTGAAGGAAGAATCTTCTGAGATGATTTCTGAAATTCTTGAGGTGAACCCGAATAAAAAATCTAAAAAAGCAGAAAAGGAAGAAGAGGTTTCACTTTCTTCTGAGTGGACTGCTGATGAGGACGTAAAAGATGAAGAACTTTAAAAATCATATTGCTGAGGAAGTCTCGGCAGATGGACACGATTTTCACAATGACGTTGCTAATCCAAAAACCATTGAACGTATCAATGCGTTCTTGGGTGCAATGGGACAAATCGAACATCTAGTACCAGAACATGCATTGGGCAAATTAAGAGAAAGACTAGGTAGACTAGGACTTTCTTTTGGTGAAGTTGCAATGACTGAAGATGGTGGTAAAATGTCTATGCCTCTTACACAATTTGGTGGAAGAAAAGGTAAAGACGAAAATGGTGATGACATTGATGACGATGGTATCTCTCACAAAGTTGAGGGTGGATTGGCATTAGAAATCACTCACGAGACTACAGGTAACGGAACACATTTTATCAAGACTAAAATCGTTTAGTAGCGGTTTATATTATGTTTGAGAAGATAACTAATGATAATGTCATTATGTTTGCTATAAAACACTATGACAATCCACAATGCGAAGGTGAATCAGAGTTCCACGATGACATGAAACGCTTTAAATATATTAAGCGTCTATTGAGAAAATATCGGGAACATGGTGAACTGAAGGAACGACTTATACTAAACCATATGATTGTAGTCAATAATGTGTTTGGTGCTGAGGCAGGTTCTACTTTGTTAATTTTTAAGATTGAACCAGAGTTTTGGTCTGTTCTTAAAACATTTATGAACTTTTTGGGAATGCTCCCAGAGGGTGAACTAGAACAAGTAGAAGAAGATGAAACCGTTAAGGAAGTACTAGAGAGAATATAAATGGGCAGAGCGATTGATTTATTTGTTACATACCGTTTCGTTAAATTGTTAACGACACCGTTTGAAAAGACTGATGCATTCAAAATGGGCATCATCGACAAAGACGGTTTTCGTACAAAGAAGATACTGTATAAACAAGCAGAACAGAATGCATACACAGTTTTACATAAACTTGTATTCAATATTAAACGTATATTTGCAAAGGTGCCTGGACTTAGAACAAGACTAGGAACATATGCTGCAGCCCTATTTCTTTTAAAAGATACTTTCAAAGAACATGTTGAAGACCCAGACATGTTTGAAAAAGGATTAATGGAATATCTTAAACAACAAGGCGTTGAATTCGATAATAGTATTGTTGAAGAGGTTACTCTCGACAACGGTAAACTGAGTAAAGGTATTTACGTTCTAACCCAAGATGTTGTAACAACAGAAGCAGAAAATGAGATTGATGCTTTAGAGGGTGATGAAGTAGAAGTATTTGAGGACAGTCCCCCAGAAGATACCATTCTAGGTGTTGATGTGTTTGGTGTTGTCCACAAAAAAACAAAACAGAAGATATATGTATCTTCTGAAGATATAAAAGAACTAGACATAGGAGACCTATTATGAGTCTAAAATTTGACAACATAATGAAGAAGTTCTATGACGACCCTAAATTGGGCATCAAGACTGAAGATGCGCCTGCGAACGCTTCTGGTAGTGCAGTCGCTGGAACTGGTGATGATAGCTCTACTGTGGTAGTCAAGAAAAAGAAAAATCCATACGATGGTAGAACTAAAGAAGCAAGAAGTTTCTTTAAACGTATGGCAGAACGCAGAGCAAAGCGTGAAGCGAAATCAAAACTCGCTCAGAAGGTACAAGAAAATACACTCAATCGTGAACACGAGTATCTACTTGCAGAAGATAATGTTGATATTCTAAAGAACATTGTCAAAAACAAACAAAACAAAAATATCAAGTTCAAAGATGGTTCTATGAAAGTTGACTTGTATACTGCATCAGCAATCACACAAGTTTTCGATAAAGTTAATAAATCTAATCAGAAGAAGATGAAAGATATGATTAACGGTAAGAAAGCACAGTTTATGAAGATTGCAGACTTTTCCTTATCCAAGGTTAAGTAATTTGAAAACCTTTTTACAGTTTGAGCAATCATACTCTTATGCTTTGGGCAACTATAAACCAATTGCAGATTTAAATGCTGCATCTGGTGATGGAAACCTTTCCAAATCTGATTTGGATAATGTAGAGAAGTATGCAGACAGACTATATAAAAGTGTCGGTATAGACGTAGAGTTTACTCGACATTTTTTAGATAGGGTTAATGATGTACGAAACAAGAAACAGATTACTGTGGCGGAGCTTATTCGGTTATTTAAACAATCGTATAAGAAGTACGGTAAGAAGATTGCTCAACTCGGCCCAGATGCCGAAGCAGTCTTGAACGATATGCAGACAGATGTTAATATGCCGTTTGCATTAAAATGGGATGGTAAGGAACTGGATTTAATTGCAAAAACTGTAATGAGAAAAACAAACTTTGCAACCAGTAACCAAAAACTATCTTTTAAATAAAGGAGAAGAAAGATGAGAAATTGGATTAAAGCAAGAATCGAAGAAAGAACATCATGGGATGGCGCTGCACTTATAGCAGTTGGAGTAATCGTATTGATTGCAGGCCCATTTGCATCAATGGCTGCATATGCAGCGATTGCTTATGGTGCATGGACAATTTGGAAATCTGAGTAAGGCCATGAACAGTAAATTTAGTATTGGTGTTGTAATTGCGATTGTTTTGCAAGTATCTGCCTTTGTATGGTGGACTGCACAACAGGCGCAAACTATTTCACAATTGAATGAACAGGTATCAGAACTTACTAGTCGAATGGCAGTGGAAGATGATGTAAACTTCAAACGTGACATTAGAGATTTAACAGAAAAAGTTAATGGTATGGATGAATGGATTACAGAAAACTTTCATAATATAGAAGAGTTAATCGACTTTGCAACTTTCACAGAAAATAGATGGGCAAGTGAGTATGCAAATGACCCATCATATGAAAGAAAGTTTGGTACTAAGGCACCAGTGAAATGATTAAATTATATGCAATAATAATTATTGTAGGTATCTTGGGTGGTGCAGCGTATGGTGCAAAATACTATTACGACACCACCCAAGCAACCATTGCTACTTTGCGTGATAACAACGCAAAACTAGAAGTTGCGAATGAAACAAACCAAGCAACTATTGAGAAGATGGGACAGGATTCAAAAAGATTGAATGAACTGAACTCTGAACTCAATGCGAATTTACGCAAGTCAGAAGAATATGGTGACGAATTGCGTAATACGTTAAATAAACACAACCTAACGCATCTTGCAAACAAGAAGCCAGGGTTGATTGAAAAGAGGATGCAGAATGCGACAGATAAACTTTGGGATGACCTTGAGTCTATTACTAGCGACAACGCTAGTACTGAGTAGTTGTTCTACTTTTAGACCCGAGGCAGAAATTGTAGTACAAACAAAGATAGTAGAAAAGACTATCCCTACAGTTCAGCATCCAAAACCAGTTCAAATGAACAAGGTTAAGATTTATGTTGTTTCTCCCGAAGAGAACTATGAGGAATTCCTTACAGAGTATTCGGCGAAGAACGGTGCAGACTCATATATTGCGATAAGTGTGAAAGACTATGAAAACCTATCTAAGAACTTTGCAGAACTTAGACGTTACATAGAACAACAAAAACAGATTATTGTATATTATGAGAAAGCAGTTGCCCCAACCCTAGAGGAAGAGGACAGCGAAAAAACAGGAGAAGAGTAAATGGAATATTTACAACTTATAACATGGGACTTAATTGTCCACCAACTTATGACATGGTGGCAGTTCACAGTGGTAGGAATTCTTATCATTGTTGGATTCATCATTAATTTGTTTGGTGTAGATAATAAGACAAAGAGATGTGGTTTTGAATATAAAGACATGCCACAAATGATGCCAGTACCAATTGCAACTAAAGGAAAAGGTTTCTGGGGTGCAATCTGGATGTGGTTAACAGGAAGTAGACAGTGGGTAGTCGCAAAAGACTTTCACTTTACATTAGACGCAGTTGAATATGTAATCCCTAAAGGATTTCAGTTTGACGGAGCATCTATTCCTAAGTTCTTACATACATGGTTATCACCAACAGGTGTATTGCTTATGGGTGGATTAATACATGACTATGCTTACAAGTATGCTACACTTAAAAGAAAAGGTAAAGGTACTTGGGGTATGATGACTCAAAAAGATGCAGATGTTATTTTCAGAGATATCAATGTCGAGATTAATGGTTTTCACTTTTTAAATTACCTTGCTTACTGGGCGCTAAGACTTGGTGGCTTTGTCGCATGGAATGGACATAGAAAAGCAAGTAAGAAGAAATAAACATGGCAACTGTAAAGACGATTGAAACCGAAGTAGAACTTTTAAAAAGAGAAGTCGGAGATATGAAGAAAATTCATGTCCGACTTGATTCTGCAATTGAAAAGATTGCAGAGGTATCATCGTCTTTACATACCATTATGGCGGTGCATGAAGAAAAACTAATGAGACAGGAAGAAGCTTTGAACGAACAAGAGAAAGAGTTTAAGACAACTGTTTTAGAGTTGCACAGTAGAATCACATCTAACGCTAAAGACAATACCACTCAAATGAATGAGATGGAACGTAGACTCGTGGATGCCATGAGTGAACATAACAAGACTGAATCTGAACATTTCAGACAGTTAAGAGAAGAATTATCAACCAGAGTAGGTGTTCTGGAAAAATGGAGATATGTCCTTATTGGCGGCTCCATAGTCATCGGATTTGCATTAACTGAGATATTACCAATTCTTATGTAAATCTATTGACATTGACGGTGAAATCCTGTATATTATGACTTATGAATTATATCGACACAAAGTATATATCCCTTATATCCCCTCGTTTAAGGAACTTCAAGAGAAAGACTGATTATCTCTGGCAGTTCTCTTGTCCGTACTGTGGTGACTCACAGAAGGTAAAGACTAAAGCGAGAGGGTTCATTTATAGAACAAAGAATGACCTTTTTTATAAGTGTCATAACTGTTCTATAGGAACTCATCTATCTAAATTGATAGAACATGTAGATTCAAATTTACACAAGGAATATGTACTAGAACGGTACAAAGAAGGTCTTACTTCCAATGGTCGAGGTGATAAGACGCCTGGAGCAGGCATTAAGACGCCTGACTTCAACTTTAAGAAACCTGTGTTCAAGAAGTCTTTGAAACTGGATTCATTTTCACAACTTGAAAAAAATCATCCTGCTACCAAATTTTTATTGGAAAGAGGTATAAGTGAAGAGCTGTGGAATGATATATATTTCTGTCCAAAGTTTTTTGAATATGTCAATGGACATGTTAAAGACAAGTTCCCCTCTCTAGTTGGAGACCATCCTCGTATGGTTATTCCTTTTAGAAAAGAGGATGGAGAGGTCTTTGCATTTCAAGGACGGGCATTTGGGGATGAACCCCAAAAATATATTACTATTATTTTGGATAAAGAACATCCCAAAATATTTGGTTTAGATAAGGTTGACAAGAACAAAACAACATATGTTGTTGAAGGCCCTATCGACAGTCTTTTTCTAAAGAACTGTATCGCAGTTGCTCAAAGTGATTTGCGTGTTCCCCAGTTCAAACCCAATGCGGTACTCGTTCCAGATAACGAACCTCGCAATGAACAGGTCTGTAAACAGATAGAACGATGTATTGATGAAGGATACAAAGTTGTCATCTGGCCACAGGACGTTGAAGAAAAAGATATTAACGACATGATTCTTGCTGGAAAAACATCAGCAGAGATTCAAGAACTTATACATAACAACACCCACGAAGGATTGCAGGCAAAGACTGTTTTCAATTCTTGGAAAAAAACATATTGAATTAGGAGAAATAACACATGGCCCTTGAGAACGTAGTAACATTCCCAAGTGCTGAGGGAACAACTGGTCTCGACCACCTCGGCATCCAAATAGACAGAACAAGAGACAAAGATTTATCAGAACAAGCATATAAACTACTCAAGGACTATTATTGTAAAGACGAAGAACAATCACCACAAGAAGCATATGCAAGAGCAGCTGTTGCTTATTGTGATGGAGACTTAGAACTAGCACAAAGAATATATGATGCAGTATCTAAGGGTTGGTTCATGTTCGCATCTCCAGTATTATCAAATGCACCAAGGCCTGGACAGAAAGCAAAGGCACTTCCTATTTCGTGCTTTCTAACTTATGTACCAGACTCACTTGAAGGACTAATCGACCATACTGCTGAGTTGCGTTGGTTGTCAGTTAAAGGTGGTGGTGTTGGTGGACACTGGAGTAGTGTTCGTGCAATATCTGATAAAGCACCAGGCCCTATGCCTTTTCTTCATACGGTAGATGCAGATATGACTGCATATCGTCAAGGTAAAACTCGTAAGGGTTCTTATGCGGCGTACATGGATATTTCACATCCAGACATTATTGAATTTTTAAATATGCGTGTACCAACAGGTGACGTAAATAGAAAGAACCTTAATCTACATCATGCAATCAACATTACTGATGATTTTATGAGAGCAGTAGAAAGAGGTGAAATGTGGGACTTGAAAGACCCTAATGATTCAACTGTAAGAGAAACAATGCCTGCAAGAACTTTGTGGCAACAGATTCTTGAAGTGCGTTATCGTACAGGTGAACCATATCTTAATTTCATTGATACTGCAAATAGAGCATTACCACATACTATGAAAGCAAAAGGATTAAAGATACACGGTTCTAATTTGTGTAATGAAATTCACCTACCAACTTCAGAAGATAGAACTGCCGTGTGTTGTTTATCTTCATTAAACTTGGAGAAATATGATGAATGGAAAGAAACTTCTTTGGTTCGTGATCTTATACGTTTCTTGGACAATGTATTACAATTCTTCATTGATAACGCAGGCGATGAAATATCAAGAGCAAGATATTCCGCTACACAGGAACGTAGTCTGGGATTAGGTGCAATGGGGTGGCACTCACTGTTACACCAAAAAAGAATTCCTTTTTCTTCACACGAAGCGAGAGAACTGAACTGGGATGTTTTTAGAACAATTAAAGAACAAGCAAGTCAAGAATCAATTCAATTAGGACTTGAACGTGGTGAAGCACCAGACATGCAAGGAACAGGTAGACGTAATGCACATCTACTTGCAATTGCACCAAACGCTAATAGTTCTATTATTGTTTCTACTTCACCATCTATTGAACCAATGAAAGCGAATGCATATACACATCGTACTCGTGCTGGTTCTCACTTGGTAAAGAATATATACTTGGAACAAGAATTAAAGAAAGCAAAGAAAAACACACAAGATGTTTGGTCTGATATTATCACTAATGGTGGTTCAGTTCAACATTTGGATTTTCTATCTGATAAAGTAAAAGATGTTTTTAAAACAGCAATTGAACTTGACCAGAATGCTCTAGTCGAACAAGCTGCAGATAGACAAGAGTTCTTATGTCAAGGACAATCACTTAATCTATTCTTCCCTGCTGGTGCAGATAAGAAACAACTTCACGATGCTCACTTTGCAGCGTGGAAACTAGGAACGAAAGGTTTATATTATCTTAGAACAGAGACTTCACAGAGAGCAGAGAACGTATCTCAAAAAGTTGCTCGTGATGCTCTAAAAGATTATGAATCACAAACAATGGAAGCACAGTCACAAGATGAATGTGTCGCATGTCAAGGATAAAGGAAAAGAAATGAAAGTAGAAATTTATAGTAAATCAAACTGTCCGTTTTGTGATAAAGCAAAACATTGGTTCAAATCACATGGATATGAATATACAGAACATCGTATGGATAACGAAGAAGAAAGACTTGCGTTCTATCAAAGAGTTCCTAATGCTCGTTCAGTACCACAAATCTTTATTGATGACAAACTGATTGGAACATACGATGAGTTTATGAAAGTCGCACCAAATTATGTAAAGAAAAAGGGTGGGGGATTGATGGAGTTCTCTGAAACTTACAAACCATTTCACTATCCTTGGGCAGTTGAAATCACAACAAGACACGAGAAGGTTCACTGGATTGAAGATGAACTTGATTTGTCTGAGGACGTTGCTGATTGGAAGTCTGGTAAAACATCTGTCATTGAAAGAGAATATATTACAAACATTCTAAGACTATTCACACAGTCTGATGTAGCAGTAGGACAAAATTACTTTGACCAATTTATACCTAAATTTAAAAACAACGAAGTACGCAATATGCTTGGTGCATTTGCATCTCGTGAAGGTATTCACCAACGTGCATACGCACTTCTTAATGAGACACTTGGGTTATCTGATGCCGAGTATCATGCCTTCCTAGAATATCAAGAGATGGCAGATAAGATTGAGTTTATGATGGACAGTGACCCTAACACAGTTCGTGGACTAGGACTATCACTTGCAAAGTCTGTTATGAATGAAGGTGTGGCACTATTCGCATCATTCGTAATGTTGTTAAACTTTCAGCGTTACGGTAAGATGAAGGGTATGGGTAAAGTAGTTGAGTGGAGTATTCGTGATGAATCAATCCACGTTGAAGGTATTTCAAAACTATTCAAAGCATACTGTGCAGAACATCCTCGTATTGTTGATGACGAATTCAAATCTGCAATTTACGAGATGGCAAGACAAGCAGTTAAACTAGAAGATAAGTTTGTTGACTTGGCATATAAACTTGGAGAAATTGAAGGTTTAGAGTCCTCTGAAGTAAAGACATATATAAGGTATATCACTGATAGAAGATTACTTCAATTAGGGATGAAACCAAACTTCAAAGTGAAGGACAATCCCCTACCTTGGTTAGAGTGGGTACTTAACGGTGCAGACCATACTAACTTCTTTGAGAACAGAGTAACCGAATATGAGGTTGCTGGTTTGACAGGAAAGTGGGACGATGTTTATGAATCTCAAGTAGCATAGTTAATGATAAAAATAATAACTTGTGAAGGCTGTGATGCAGTCTTTAAAATCCAACATGACATGGAAGAGAGATACTATCCAGTTGCTCATTGCCCCTTTTGTGGGGACAGTCTAAATATAGATAACGAAGATGATATCGAAGTATTTGACGAAGATGAGTAGTTATGTGGACATACAAAGGTGAAGAAGTAAACGAGCTCCCACTCGATTGTGAGGGGTTCGTTTATCTTATTACAAACCTAGCAAATAATAAAAAATATATTGGTAAGAAACTCGCAAGGTTTAAAGTTACCAAACCCCCCCTCAAAGGTCGGAAGAACAAAAGACGTTCAACGAAAGAGAGCGATTGGAAAACCTATTGGGGTTCTTCCGACCACCTTAATGCTGACGTTGAAGAGTTCGGTGAAGAAAACTTCACACGAGAGATTTTGCACTACTGTCAAAGTAGAGGCATGCTTAGTTACCTAGAAGCAAAAGAGCAGTTCGATAGAGAAGTCTTATTGACTGATGAATACTACAACGGAATAATAAACGTCAGAGTTGGTTCATCAAAAGTTCTCAAAGAAGAGCTATGCAAATTTGTTACGATGGGTATGCAAAAATAATTCCACTAAAAAAGACATAGCAACTGTCCTAGTTGTATAAATAAGTGCGAATAACCCCCCATAGGAGTATTTCATTATCTGCCTGAGATTGGTGAGCACTTTTGTGAGCGTGTTATTCATTAACCAAAACAAAGTAGGAGAAGTCAATGGGTAAATGGTTTGCGAAATTAATTCCACACCGAAGCAACTCTGTTGATATTGTTCGCTTTATTCGGACTGAGTATGCGAATGAAACAAAACATCTTAGAGATGATGATGTTGTTGCTTTTTATGACCATGTTATGTCACTTAAAAAAAGGAGAACGTAGATATGTCTATCGGATTAGTGTTGAAACACACTTATCAAGAAACTTGTGAAATCTGTGAAAAGGTTGCACATTTAGTAAGCAAGGTATGGGACGGTATTGTTGCACATGCTGAGATTGTTGGAACTGCTAGAGCAGCTGCACAACTTTCTCAACAAGGATACCATAAGGAAGCGAAAGCACTTATGTTAGAATTGGATAGGATGAAAAAACAATGACTGTACTTACACAAACTTACTGTGCGTTTTGTGATATAGTTTCTAATCTTTACAAGAATTTTAGAGATTCTATTACACCAAAGATGGACAAAAAAATCTACAGAGAACTTGCCAGTCTTACTGACAGGGAATTAAATGACATGGGTATATGCCGTGGTGATATTAGACATATTGCAATGGGTGAACATGTACCAAGAGATGGTTGGACAAAATAAACTAACAAAAAATATTAAATTATTTTTTAAGTCCCTGTTTTTACAGGGATTTTTTTTGGCCTTTTTTAGCGAATTGCCTTGACTTTGTTGTTAAAACAAGTTATAGTATATGTATAGTCAATGAGAGAGGAACTTAATTATGACAGAGAAAACAATTTTTATCAGTGCGAACAACGGTGGACTTGAGATTTACAAGGGTGCTGGAAATTTGATTGCTGGAAACATCAAGACTGCAAAGACTTTCAAATATGTGATGGATACTCATAATATCGACCCCGATTATGCAACTATGTACTACACAAGTAGTATGGATTTTGCAGATGAAGAGGGGTTTGAAAACCATGATGATGCAAAGATTCTTGCAGAAGAAGGGTTTAAATTGATGCAAATGTGTACTCGACCTGACGATATAGTTAAGATGAAAGGCCAAAAATAATTGAAAAAAAGATGCAATTAGGCCTTGACTTTTGTTCTTAAAACATGTATAATATACTTATAAACAATGAGAAAGGAACTTAAAAATATGGTTAATAATGATAATGTTGATGTGATAGTTTCAGACGTAGTAGATTTCTGTGCTTATGTAGAGTCTTTCTATGGTAATGTTCCCGATGCGGTTTATCCGATTGGTGCGACTCCCAAAATGATTATCGCTGCGACTAGTAAGTACATCAAATCCCTAAACGATAAAGTTACATGGGGTGGTGGAGACAGTCTTGACAGAGAAAGAGTCAGAGACATTTTGATTGAAGATAATAACTTGGAGTGGAAATAATTATGGATACAGTTGGTAGAAAATTTGAGGTTCATTCATTCAACGAAAAACTTGGTGAGATGGGTTCACAAATCGCAGAAATCGTTGGACACTGTTGTGGGCCTGACGGTGGTGAAGATATATTAATAATCGACTATGAGAATAAAGATTGGGAAGTAAGTTTACCATTCAGTTCTTTTGTCAAATCAATCATAAAGGAGATATAATATGGGTTTACATATTAACGTATATAAGAGCAATCTAGGTGATTGCACAAATGGTGGGGTGTCTGCAAATTGTAAAGGACTTTGCATTTCAAATGTGAGTGGGCCTTTCAATCCTAGTGAAGAATATCCCGAAGCACAATTAGTTTCAAGGAATGTTATGGGTAGAACAATTGTCAATATCGTTCCAGTGAAAGAAATCGAAAAGGGTTCATGGACTATGTTCGGTGGAAACTACGGTGCAACTTCCGATTCAAGGTTCAGTGAAAAAGTTGAAGAAATGATGGGTTCATCATTTTATGGTGCTGTTCCAATTCACGATAGAGTAGAGGGATAATATGACACAACAAGAACTGTTTACAAATTCATGGGGACTTAATTCTGGTTTTGAGAAACTTAATGAGGCATTGTCTGAATTAGTTCCTTTACAGGGGAAATGTGATTTCCCACGTTCTAAGAACAAAAATTTGGAACGCTTTAGGATTGCATCAAATTTGATATACGATTTATTCAATAATGCACTAGGAAACCGTAGAGCAGAGTTTAGACAGTTCTTTGGGTTTATGCCCCTGCCTGGAAATGGTGAACAGTATCGTATATTTGGTGAAAGATGGAAACAGATTGAAGATAAGATGGAGCCAATCCTAACTGAAATAATGTTCAAGGCTGCAAAAGAACAAGGAATAAAAGGTTCAATTTAGGCCTTGACATTTGTTCTAAAAACATGTATACTATGCTAGTAATGATGAGAAAAGAGGTTTGATTATGGAAAAAGCACTTAAAGATTATATCAATGCCCAAAGAAAAGAGGCAGAAGAATTTTCTAAAAAAGACGGTTGTTGGATGGGTTCTATGGTTGAACCAGAAGATACCAAGTATTGGAATGAAAGAGTTCCATCTGGTACTCTTGCAGAGTTCCTAAGAACTGACCTTGAAGAGACTGCTTACTACTGTGTTGCTGATGCATACAGTAAATCATATGCTCGTTCTGTTGATTTTGCATCTATGACAGATGCAGAGTTGAATGCTGAAATCGAATCTGCTTCTAAGATTAATGAAGAAAACTTCAAAGCAGAAAAGAAAGCAGAAGAACTTGCGATTGCAGAATTCAAAACTCTTGTCAAAGAAACTATTGACTTAGGTGCTGGTGATGAAGAAACTGCATTAAGGTGGTTGACTCAAAATGAAGAGTTCTATCACGGACAAGATTTAGAGTCTTGGGTATGGGACAAAGGAATTCTCTTCTCTGACTATGGTAGAAAACTAGTCAAGAAGTTAGAAAAAATTGTGAAATTTAAATCATGGGAGATTGCGTAATGGTTGATGTATTAGAAGATATTAGTGTTCTTGAGAATTTGTTGATTGCGATGAACGAGGGTGCGTCTGATGAAAAGAGGATGGCACTGAACTCTGTTGAGTCGCTTCTAAATAAAAAGAAGAATATTATAACTGAGTTTGAAAAGGAGTATGCCCCAAATGACTAGCAACATAAATATTTTGGACATATCATTTTATTGGAGCATTACATGACAGGATTAGAGCATTCTCTTCTTGCCACAGGACTACTCGCCATTTTCTATTATGTTGGTGTCCATGTGGGGAAGAAAGAAAAGATTGAAGATATAGTATCTACTATGTTGGAAAAATTAGAACGAGGTAATTTCATCAAAGTAGAAAAAGATGAAAAAACTGGAGAAAAAGAGTTAATACCTCTTGACAAAGCTATCTAAATGATGTATAGTGTATATTGATGTGGAGAATTAAGGATGATTTATAAAACTTTGGGTGATGCCATCGAGGCCGCAAAAGAAATGTGTGCAGTGTTGGAAACCTATGTAAAGATTACTAAAGCAAAAGACGGATACGAATTATTCGGAACTGGTGCTGTAGTACATACTGTGAAGGAGTAAAAATGAAAAAACTAACTATTGGACTTTGTGCCATGATGGCGTTGTCGACCACGGCGTATGCCCATGATGCACAAGTTACAGATATAAACAAGAATGTAATTAATCGTGTACCCTACAATGTAGAAGTGTGTACGAATGTTACGTCTGGTGGAGATAAAACTGGTGATACACTTAAAGGTGCATTGTTCGGTGGTATCCTTGGTAAAGTGATTACCAAAAAAGACAACGGTGCGGCCGCAGGGGCAGTACTTGGTGGGATTATCGGACACGATAATTCTGATGCACAAGCATCAACTAAAAGAGTATGCAGTATTGAGACACGTTATGATGAAGAAGTGACTACTGTTTATTCACATAGTGTTGTTACCTTTTACCATAACGGTAGACAATATAAGGTACAATTCAGCAAGTAATTGCTGTAACCAAGAATACTGCCCGTAGCTCAGTTGGATTAGAGCAACGGTCTTCTAAACCGTAGGTCGCAAGTTCGAGTCTTGCCGGGCAGGCCAAAATGAGGATTTAATGAGGTATAATAAATTTAATAAGTATAATAAGAAACGTAATTTTAAACAAGAAGAGCGTCCTGCTGGGATGACTGTGATTGTTCGTGATAATGATGTTAACAAAGCGTTAAGAGTTTTAAAGAAGAAACTCTTGCGTGATGGGTTCTTTCAAGAATTGAGAGATAGAACCTTTTATGAGTCCAAAGGGACTAAGCGTAGAAAAGCAAAGGATGCTGCAACTCGCAGATTCAAGCGAAATTTGGAAAAACAAAAACTTGAACGTGGCTATTAAAAAGGTGACTTATGAAAAGGAAGTTGAACGTAGAGAACGACTCTACTCTACCGAAGAAACGTAAACCTCGCAAACCTATGACTGCTGAACAAAAGGCAGCGGCAAGTGAGAGACTTGCAATAGCGAGAGAGAAACGACTTAAAGAAAATCCCCCCGAATACAAAAGTATCCATCCGTCTGTACTCGCAAAAGGCGATGACGATGCATGGAGTCATATCAAAGTAAAACAATGGATAAAAACTCAAAAGAGTTTGATGTCCTCTGAACGTGCAAATGCACGAGCAAAGGTTAAGGGTGCAGAAGCACGTTATGAATCTCATC